TTCCTGAAGCCTGATATTTACAAGTTCAGAAACCCTGCAGCCTGTACTAAACAAGGTTTCAACTATAGCAGCAATCCTTTCATCAACCTGCGCATAATTTCTGATCTTCTCGACCTCCATTTCTGTAAACGCCTTCCTGCTGGTTTTATGGCACTTGATATGAGGTATCCTGAGCATTATATTTTTAGGTAAAATTTCCTCTTTGACTGCCCAGCAGAAGAACGCTGAAATATTTCTTCTCTCGTTATCTCTTGTCACATCACTCACATTGTCTCTAATCTGCCTTATTGCCAGGTACTTACGAATATCATCAGTCGTCCAGTCATGTACTGGCTTTGTAACCTCTGAACAAACATGTTTCATTGTTTTGAGGTAAAAATCTAAAGTCCGATCAGAACATCCTTCGACTTTTTTGCAAAGGATAAACTTTTTCAATAACTGCTCATTAACATCTCCCTCATAAGGAATAAGTGATGTCTGTATTTTGCTGATATCGTATTCAGTTAAAGCAATATCCAATATGTTTTTAATATCACTCACCTGGTCTATAGAAAATCTCTCGGTCTTCAAGACCAGCCCACACACTGCATCTTTCAGTTCTTCTTTTTCTGACATCCCCTATGTAAACACCCCTCTCCTCCTTGGTGTTCCAAATACATCCAACATTCTCGGCAATCCTTCAGTCAGCGCGTCATGGTGTATTACAACTGCATCGATACCTAGCAGTGATAATTGCACATAGCACATGTGACAACATCTTAAGTCAAGATCCTCTGCAGTGACGTTCATCATCTTCTGATAGTTCTTTCCTTCCTGGTGAAGTCTCTCGGCCATAGCAATGATCATGCCGCCACTACCGCAGGAAGGCTCATTCATAATGACCTTGTCGCTATAGTTTACAAGTGCCGCTGTAGCTTTACTCAGATGCCAAGGTGTAAAAAACTGCCCCGTCTGTTTAGAGCCACCAAGGTTCATATATATCTCTCCGAGGTGATCCTTTATCTCATCCTCAAGCATTACAGTAAGAATGCTGTTCATATATGCAAACCTCTCTATGTCCTTTTCCCATTTCTTGGCAAGTGCTAAATATCTTCTTTCCCTTTCCTGCCATACTTTGTCATGGAATAAAGAGCTTGCGTTCACTGTTGCAAGAGCTATCGTCTCGATCCAGTCTGAAAAGATCTGCTGGGGAGAGTAGCTCCCTGCCATGTCGTTTATTATCTTTTCTATTTTTTCCACTTATGCGTCTTTGATGCCTCTTTCATTTTTTCCAAAAACCGCTGCCATATTCTGGATCTGTCGGAGCTTGTCCGCCCTTGGATTTATAAGACCCATCTCCCATCTGACAACGGTATTTCTTGCTACTCCCAAGCTATCTGCAAGGGCTTTCTGAGAAATTCCCATCTGTTTTCTGTATTGTTTTATTTCTGCTGATAAATCCATTTGTTTCTCCTAGGCTTCGTAATTTGTAAAAGAGCTACCTACAAGATTTTTATATATACACTTCTCTGTCAACGACAGAGAAGTGTATATATGCTACTCTTAGAGTAGCGGCGTACCGCGATTTCATGCATTTCCTGCTGTCATTGCTTGTTATTTTTTAATATTTTTATTCTTTGGTAATATCCAGTTTTTTCATTTTTGATATGCTAATAATATTATTTAGAGCTTCGTTGTGTAGCATTTATTAGCAAAAAAAATTTCATTAGAAAATACCTGCTCAATATTGGAATTAAGAGCCTTTGCTATTTGTGTTGCTATTTTAAGAGTCGGATTACGGTGTCCTGTCTCAATCAGCCCATAATAACTTCTTTGTATTCCTGAAGCATCGGCTACTTCCTGTTGAGTCATGCCTAAAGACTTTCTAGTTTGTAGAAGTGCTGTCCGAGCCATTTTAACCTCCTTTGTTTTTGCTTCATTGTGTAGCATATTTTCATACTACCTCAATTGCTACATATTGTCAACATAGATGCTACATTTTGCGTCGTAGCATCTTATTTTATTGTTTTGCTACATTTTGTAGAGTATTATAGAAATGTAGGAGGCGTGTATGATTGGAGCAACAATAATAGATTTACGTAAGAATAAGAATTTATCTCAAGCTGAACTAGCTCAAGCTCTTGGAATTAGCCGTTCTGCGCTTTCACTTTATGAAATCAATAAAAGAGAACCTGACTATAATATATTGTGTAACATTGCTAAGTATTTTGGAGTAAGTACTGACTATCTTTTAGGACTTGAAGACACGGCTCAATCCATTCCTCAATCTTCGGATCCGGATGAAAGCCTGGCAAAATTTATGTCTGACTACGATAGATTAAATGATAACGGGAAGGCGTATATTAAAGATCAGATGGGATATGCGTTGTCTAAGGAGATTTTTACCGAAAAGGATACTGATGAAAGAAAGAAGGCGTAGATTTAGAGCCGTCAAGTGATTTGACTTTTATCTAAAATCTGATATAATTCAATCAGACAAGAAATGATATTACTGCTCACTGCGAGCAAAACGAAAAGACCAAGAGTTGCAGCTCTTGGTCTTTTCTATTCCGTTTGGTCGAGGTGGCTTATTCCTCAGGCTTGTTGCCTTTACTGTTTCTGTCAAGCCATTTGCAAATGTAGTGACAAGCTACACCTGCCGCAACAGAAACTAAAAATGATATTACCAGGCTCACTGCGTCACCTCCTCTCTGTGCCTGTATTGGAGGTGGCAACCTTTGTATTATATTCGATGCAACATTGTTTTGCAAGAACTACATAAAAGATCAGATGGAGTATGCTCTATCAAAGGAGATTTTTACCGAAAAGGATACTGATGAAAGAAAGAAGGCGTAGATTTAGAGCCGTCAAGTGATTTGACTTTTGCCCGTATCCAAAGCAAATGAAACCCCCGGAAGGTAATCTTCCGGGGTTTATTTTATTGTCGATTTTTATTTTCAATATACTGGTTGTATAGCTCCCTGAGCTCTGACTCAGATACATCATCAATAATACTTGATACTTCTTCAAAGGACATATTCTTTGCAAATAATTTAAATGCATATTTTCTCGATGTTTCAAAAATTGCCTTATCAGCAGCCTCTTTATTATATTTCTCCATCAATTCACACATACGGCATCACTTCTTTTATAGCATTTTTCTTTTCTGCTGGAATAAAAAGAAAGTCACACGCTTCGTCGAATGTCATATTTCTTTTTTTGATAAGTATTCCAATTGTCCTTGCTTTTTCTTCCAATACAGCCTTATCAGCAGCCTCTTTATTATATTTCTCCATCAATTCACACATACTTGTCGCACCTCCCTCTGTTGTTTTGATCTCTGTTACTCTTCCGGATAACTTCGGGAATTTTGGGTTATTTACTTCTTTTTGTGTAAAACACTCCATGAGCTCTGCTATCTCGGTCTTGTCATTTACCTGGGCATTTACAAAGATCTCATGAAGGCCGTCGTCAATTACGTCTCCGGTCTCTTCTATGACTTTGTTGATATGATATATCGTCCTGCCTTTGGCAAGGAAGTCATTTTCTGAGATATATACTACATAAACATCTTTAACATTTTCAAACCTGTCTCCGGTATTGGAGTCCTTTACCGTAATGCTTGATGCATTAAAACGTACACGTCTCAAGTGGTCGTCATTATCAGCTCTTTGAACTTCGATGTTTACCAGCACCCCATTTCCAAGGATGCAAAGAGCATCCAGTCTTACCGATCTGCCATAAATATTTCTGACGTCACTCTGCACAATTGAGTCTTTAACTATAAGTTCGTTGTCCTGCAGAATAACTCTGAGGATCTCCTGACATACTTCTATATCCTGAGCCAATAACTCAAAGAATATATCATCGATAGGTCTGAAATCCTTTATTCGTTCTATTTTTTCCTGCGCTGTTAGTTCCATGTATTACCTTCTGATTGTTCTGTTTTTTATAGTATACCACAAATGATACTCGTAGGGTATCGCAGATATTTTCTTTATTTTATCGCGTTCGATTGATTTTTTGATACCTTTAAGGTATCTTTTTTAAAATAAGTAACCCGTCTGCCAGCAACAGACGGGTGCAAGATTTTGACCGTTTTGCAACAGCCGTATTCAATTATCTTGATTATACGGTTTTATTTTATGATAATCAAGGAGATTTACAAGATTTATGAAAATAGCATTATACGCCCGAGTATCTACCGGATACCAGGTCGATAAGGACTCACTCCCCTTCCAGCAGAAGGAAATGAAGGCATATTGCGAGCATATCCTTCACAGGACTGACTTTGAATTATATGAGGATGCCGGAAGATCCGGAAAGAACACTGACCGTCCTGCCTTCCAGAGAATGATGCAGGACATCCGGGACGGCGAGATCTCTCATGTCGTAGTATATAAGATTGACAGGATATCAAGAAACCTCGTGGACTTCTCGCTCATGTACGATGAGTTTAAGAAATACCGCGTAGTTTTCATCTCGCTCAATGAGCAGTTTGATACTTCCACAGCTCTCGGCGAGGCTGTCTTGAAGATCATTCTGGTATTTGCAGAGCTTGAGAGAAAGATGACTTCCGAGCGAGTCAAGGCCGTCATGATAGGCAGGGCTACATCTGGAAAATGGAATGGCGCAAGGATGCCCTACGGATGGAGATGGAATGATGAAACCGGAATGCCGGAACATGATCCTGCAGAGTCAAAGGCTGCCAACCTGATCTACTCCATGTATGCCGAGACAAAATCCACTACCCAGGTCATGAGATACCTCAATGAGAACGGCATACCTACAAAACGAGGCGGCCGATGGACTACAAAAACCCTCTGCGATTATCTCAAAAATCCAATGAACCGGGGAGACTACCGCTATAATTACAGAGAGGCCGCTCATGGAACCAGGAAGCCTGATGAAGAGGTCATATACACGAGCGGGGTCTTTGAGCCGCTGGTGCCTGTGGATCTATGGGATGAGGTCAATGCCATAATAGACCTCCATGCCGAAATGAATAACTCCAAAAACAGGCAGCATATAAGCAGGTATGACCATCTCTTTGCCACTCTCCTGCGATGCGGCTGCGGGGCAGGTATTCACATCCTCAAGTTTGACAAACCAAGAGCTAACGGGCTCCGTCCCACTTTATACAGATGTGCCGAGCTCGTACATACACAATGCAAGCGCGGTGCCAGCTCCGATGTATGGCTTGCCCCTTTCGTTTTCAATTTCATATACAGGGTCATACTCATGGACAGCTTTTCTTTCGAGGATGTCGAAGGACTGAGAGTTATGCTCCTGGACGCTCCTGAGTTCAAAGATTATGATATTGCAGATGAGAGCCTTATCGTACTTTTGGATATTGCCCAGAATAGCGCGACCAATATCTTCATGCTCGGAAATAAGAAAGCGCCTAAGAGTAAAAAGACATCAAAGTATCATGACGACATAGAGAAATGCAAGAGAGCCCTTCAGAGGCTCGATAAGGCGTATTTGTATGATGACTCTGTATATTCCGAGGCTGAGTACACTAAAATGCGCTCAGAGCTCACAGAGAGGCTCACAGACCTAAAAAATAAGGCCGCATCAGAGTCAAAAAGTATTGTACTTAATCCTGCTCCGGAAATACCAAAGGCAACTCTCATGGCTCTCATCTCATCTGCAGATGAAAACGGCCATATAGACTTTGCCTCACTTGCATCTACTTGTAAGATCAAGGAGCTGCATGAGCTGCTTAAGTCCATGATAGATAAAATTGTTGTTGATAATAAAAGGGTAACTGAAATAAAATTCCTGAACGGAATTGATGTGCTCTTTTCATAAAAATATATTAGGCGACAGGTCATTAAAACCTGCCGCCTTTTTTGAAAGGTGTTATAAAATGGGCGTTTTCAGTATCTCGGTTTAGGTATGCATCTGACAACCAAATGTATGCAAAGCCGCGAAAAGTGGACGACCTAATCTTTTGGATTTTTGTCTGACAATCTCTTTCATTTTTGCCATGAAATAATACTGTCTTTCCGGCTCCTGTGTAGGCTCTGGACCATTAATATCTATAGAATCAATATGTGCTGCCATTTCCTCTAAATAATTGCTCATTGTAAAACCTTTCATGTATAACTATAATACGCTCAACCATACAATTATACATGAAATTCAGATTGTGACAAGAGCTTTTATTGTGTTCTTCCCTACCAGTCCGTCTACAGTAAGTCCATTCTTCTTCTGGAAGTCCATCACTGCCCTCAAGGTCTTCTCTCCGAAAATCCCGTCCATTTCAAGGAAGTATCCCCTGAGGTTGAGATTAATCTGCAGCCACTTCACATCTTCACCTTTGCAGCCCTTTTTCAAAGTCCTGGTAATCTGCAGAGCTCCGACATCATCGTACTTTGTGAGGTTGTATCTCTCAATGAGTTTGATAACGCTGTTTACTTCAGTTGATGAAGTCATGTATCCTGAAGCCTTGATTTGCTGCATCTGCGTCTTGTAATTTGCCTCTACCTTTACTCTTTCGTAGAGTTTTGTATTCAGGAGCTCGTAATAATTAAAGACGCACTGCTCCATAGAGTCATAAGATCTGAATGCTGCTTTGATGACTGTATGACTGCCCACTGTATACTCTTCCTTCGTTTTGGACGTGAAAAACTTCCCGCTCCAGTACTTTGTAGCGGTCTTCCCGGTGCCTACTTTCTGACCAAGGTATGAATGATATTTGCAGCTTCCTGCAGTGCCATAAGCTGACTCTACGCAGGCCATACCGATGCATACTGACGGTCTTACTTTGCCTATAGTCTTGAATGCTTTTTGGGCACATGGAGCTATCTGCTCAATAAATGATTTTATCTGCTTTTCTGTAGCCATAGGCTCACTCTTTCTTTATCTGGTCGATGGCCTGCATGACCTTATCGTAGCCGCAGGTCGTTGACAGGAACGAAAGATATGCCAGGGCTATGATCTCAACGATATACTTGGCGTCAATTGTGGCGTCAAAGTATATTGCTGACAGGATCTTGAAGGTTATTGCAAGAATAACAGATGATGCTGCAGCAATGATATTGCTGGTATGAGCTACACCCATGTTATCCATGACCTTTTTTATTGAAAGTGTTGTCAGTTCTGAAAGTACTGTAATAATGAATAATTCCTGTAAGATAGTCATCAGATCACCTCCATATACGGAAGCTGTCGCCAATCCTTTGTGAGAATATCAGCTCTGGCTTTATCATAATTATCCCAGCACCACTCATGAGCTCTTTTTTCAGGAAGATGCTCCATGAACACCTGCCTCTCATAGTCCCACTGGATGAAATGTTTTTTGTCGTTCCACGCTTCTCTCGTAACCTTGATGCGAGGATCCTTTTTCATTTCAGGTTCAAAATAGTCAAAGGTGAAATGCATGCTTTCTCCTTTCAGTATTTCTTCCTGTTCCTTGCAAAGAACCTGTTGAGGTCATTTTTGGCATCTTTTAAGTTGTCCGAAATAGGTTTTTGTTCGGTCTCGCAGTAATGTACCTCAAAATCTATGAGTGCAAGTACCGACGTTATCAATACTTCGTTTGTATTGTCCTGCTCGCGAAATCTGTCATTACCCATCAAAAGGGACTGTTTCATGTCCTTGACCTCATGCTCAAGATCTCCGACTCTCGCCTCAAGATCTGTGTGAGGCTTTCCAAGAAACTTCTTAAGCGTATACAACATAACGCAGATGCTTCCAAAAGATATGATCATCTGCATGCTTGATAGAATGGTCTGCATCATTCACCGCCTCACTTTCTTGATTCAAGTTCCTTAATCAGCTCAGCAGAGCTCTTGACGAGCTGAAAAGACTTGCTGTTTTCCAACTCGTCAATCTGCTTGTATTGGAGGTTTTCTAAAAAGAGAGCATCCACAGTCTCGGCCAGTTTCATGATTATTTCCACATATAAACTTTCAAGTTCCCCAATACCCATACGTCTCTCCTTTTTTTTCTTATGAATATGGCTCTCCTACGATCTCCTCGTATCTCTCAGGAGTGATCTTTCCGATAACTACATCGAGCTTGAGGAGCCTCTTGACCTCATCTCTGTACTTTTCCGGACAGTCAGCCCATACCTGAGTTCCTGCTTCAAGTCTGTTTCTCCATATTTTTGCCATAATAGTCCCCTCCTTATTCCTTTGAAAGATCACACAAAGCATCCTCGATCTCTGCGAGTCTCATATCGATTTCAGGTGTCTCTATGAATGTGAACCAGTATCTTCCGTCAACTGATGCACACTCAACAAACTCAGCATTTCTGACTATCCTCTCTCCCTGCTCGCTTGTGATCCTTACAAGTGCAAGCTCTTCCGGAATTTCCGGCTTTGTGTCTGTGATATAGCAGTCACTGCTCTTGTCAACATCTATCTCTGTACCGTCTAAAAATTTAATTACTGCTTTTTCCATCTTGGCTCCTTTCCAAAAAGGTCTTTATATAGATTCTTCATGTTCCGTATCTGTTTCTTTGACATGATTCTGGAGTAGTCTCCCATCCAGGACTTGTAGGACTGCTCTATGTCCTCATAGGGCATCTCGCCCTTGTCAAGAAGCCGCTTGTATGCCTTGATGCGTCTTCTCTGTCTTGTTGCTGACTTTGGGTTTATCCGTCTGATAACCTTGCCGCTCTCTGTGAGCGTATATTTGACCTGTAAGTACTTGAAAGTTGATGACAGCTTTACAATCCGCGTCTTTCTCATATTTATGAATAGTCCTAACCGTTCTGCCTCTGATATGATTCCGTCCATGATGGAACGGAGCTCTTTCTTGTCATAGTGAACTATATAAATATCATCCATATATCTGCCGTAACGCCTGCACCCTCTGACAATCTTCGCATAATTGTCGAGTCTTGTCGGAAAGAACACTCCAATGTCCTGAGATACCTGGTCTCCTATATCGACAGACTTCGGCATCATCTTCTCACCTGTCAGCAGCTCTTTCGGTATAGTCGTATAGTACTCTATTGAGTTGAATTTTCTTTCTATACAGTGGGCATATTCTTCATCTGACATATAGGACACGTCTATGCAGAAGTTTGACACTATTTCGTCCAGAAGCCACCTGACATCTTCCCTTACTTTAGGATTCACAAGCTCCCTGATCTTGTCGTGCCGGATATTGTCATAAAACTTTGATAAATCTATAAAACCCACATATCCGTCATTTGTCCTATGCTCAATGTAGTAATTATGCAGGTCGCGCTCAAACATATTCCTTGCGAACGTTATGCCCTTGCCCTTCCTGCTGGCGGCATTGTTATGGATGAGATAAGGCGACAGCGATGGTGAAAGCTCTGTATCACATAAAGCATGCCTGACTACCCTGTCGCGCATCCTGCTCCCGTGGATATACCTTGGCTTGCCTCTTTCATGCAGCATGAACTCAGTACCTTTCGAGGTCCTATATTCCTTTGTATCAAGTTCTTCCTTGATCTTAACAAGCTCCGAGAGAAAGTCCGCTTCAAACCTCTGAGGCTCTTCCTTCCATGCACTTCCTTTCATGGATGCCCTGAAAGCATCATACAGTACGTTCAGATCTGTTATCATTTCAACTTATATTTTGTGCTCCTTTCGGTTAAGCCCCGGCTATTGTCTCATCGTAACTCGACACATAGGGCAAGTATGCACACATACTCCGCCATCAGGCGCTGTCATTTAGCCTTTCGGCATGGACTATCTTTCCTTTCGCGATCATACACTGCCTCCTTGAGGACTTATTACATGTATCTCCGAAATCGCGGGACGGACACCGACCCACGTATTGCTCGCACCGTTGTAGTTCGCATTGCCGTTGTTGTTCACATTGGCGAAATACGAACCCGAAACGACGTCACGAAGCCACCAGTTCGCTCGTTCAAAGATAGCCCATTGTTATTATCCAGGCTTTTTATTATCAGGTTTCTTTTTATGATTCGGCTTACTCTTCCACAGCCTGTTATCTGCAGATCTAACACCCTTGTACAATGCGATCTGTTCGTCTATGGATTTTGCAAACCTTTCAAACTTGTTTATGTCAACAGGAAGCGTCCTGATGACATACTGAAGTTCCTGCTTAAGCGCATAGCACCATGAAATAGCCTCATTGATGTGCTTTCTCCTCTCGCATATCTCCATAAACTTTGCCGGAGTCTCAGAAGGATATATGGAATTTCCAATCGTGAACTCTGTCTCTATCCTTCTGAGCATGTCGAGGACCGCATCCTGCTCCTTGTCTATGAACCATTCCTTGAAGCTCCTGCACTTCTCTTCATACCGGCTTACCACGGCATCTACATCTGGCGCGTTCTCGTGCATCTGCCTGTACCTTTCGATACTTTTCTTGTACTTTTCTTCCGAAAAGCCAAAGCCGAGGAGCATGAGATTGGTGACGTCTGTGCGGAGCTTGTAGTAATGGTGTTGAGCCTCAAATTTTGACTCTTTTCTTCTGCTTTTTGGGACTCCCATGTTTTCTCTCTTCCCTCCTCCACCCACAAGGGGTGGAGATTAAAGATGCGCTTACGCTTTGATCGCGAACGCGGGACGGACACCGACCCACGCATTGCTCGCACCGTAGTAGTACGCATTGCCGGTGACGTCCACACTGGCGAAATACGAACCCGAAACGACGTCACGAAGCCACCAGCGCGCTCGGTTTGTGATCTTCGATGGATCAAGAGCAAACAATGGAAACTGGCTCTTATCGATGGTGTAAAGATTCGGGATTGTAGAGCCGTCTGAATGTGGCGTGAAGATATTGCATCCATATACCATGTTCTCATTCATAAGATCCACATCCGAGTCGTACCATGTTCCACCGCTTGGCCTTCCGTTAGTAACCGCGTTAGTGAAATGTTCCCTGTGTGTCAGGATATGAGCTGCTCCGAACGCACTCTTAACTGTGTTCTGACATGTTGCCTTTGCAGTATTGGATGTGCCGTCCTTGTTTGTGCCCGAGTAGAAGCCGCTTCCTACATATCCACCCTCTGTCGTATCTGAGGAGTTCATATACTTGGT